GTATTATTATCAGAATCTGCAAATGAAGTACCTTTTCTAAATACGAAAGATCCGTTACCTAATTCACCGATAGTATCTCTATACTGAACTTTAACAACATTACCGTTAGTTAATTTTCTACCTGTAACATCATTACCAAATTCAATTTGATATTTAGTGTCCGCAAATCCCTGCATGAAATATACATTAGATGTTCCGTCTAAACCAAATAATGATTCTGACATTGTATAGAGATATGATGTTTGACTTGTTGCTGACTCAAAAACAAATACTGTCACAGAACGTGTATCAATGTTTTCTGACTGTAAAGTAAAGGTGCTTGTGTTTGCTGCAACGTTAAAGTATTCTTCTACAACAGAACCTTCATAGATTGCAACATTTGCTGTTGCATATGCGCCACTAATAGGTCTAATAAGGATATCATCTGGAACTGTGTAGTAAATTGTTGTTCCATTCAACTGTGTAGAAAATGCATAGAATTTAGGAATGGTAATAAAATCAGGAGTGCGAGCTCCAGGATCAACAGAAATATCAACATATGCAACAGCAGATGTTTTAGAACGAGGAAGATAGTTTAATTCTTTAGAATGTGATACAGCAGATTCTCTTAGCTGTGTAGTATCTAAGAACATTTCTGATCCTACCATGTTTAGGTAGAATGAATTAAGATATGTGTTATATGAAAGAACATCCAACAATACATTGAAGTTTGATGCTTCAAAGTTATAATCTGCAAACTGATCTTGTGTCTGAAGATATGTAATCAAGTTAGACTTAATAGCAGTAAAGTCTAATTCTGTTGTTGATAAGAATCCTGTGTTACTTGCCATTATTATCTTACTCTAGTTAGCATGGTATTGAATGTAATCGGGTTAGGATTATTTATTGTTGAGAAGACTACTGTGATAGCATATGCATTTTGATCTTCACGAGGTGTCACGACTACCTGAATTAAATTTGCTCTTGGTTCAAAGTTTTCAATTGAAATCTCAACTTGCTTCTGGATGATATAGGCAGTATTGTTTGTGATGTTCTCAAACAATGAAGCACGAATACCTCCACCAAAGAATGGCGCAAAGAAACGCTCGCCGGGATCTGTAAACAAGATATTTTTTATAGCATTTTTAATTGAATCTGTATCTTCTAACACATAGAGATCTTTGCGAACAGGATGTGCGTCAAAGTTGTTATAAAAATCTTTGTATCTAGGTGATTTGCGTAAGGTCTGTATTGTCATAATAGTATTTATAATGATGTAGCGCAAACAGAAAGGTATTGAGGGTTATATCTTTGCACTTCATTTCCTACGCTTGAAGCTAATTTCCATCCATCATTATGAACAGATGTTGGGAAAGGACTTGTTGTATCATCAACAATAACAGATGCCATAGCAATCATAAACGGAATAGAATTATCTGATCGTCTTGCCTCCATAACAGAATTTGTTGGGACATTAAGAATATTACATAAATTGGTTGTCTTTTGATTTATCATTGTTGAGAGAATTCCTGTTGTCGGTGCGACTGATGAACCAATAAGTATTCTTGAAACCATATTAACTAATGATGTATCACCGCCCATAGATGCATTATTTTGCATACCAAATGATGAGCAACCAGATCCTGAAGGATTAGACGGGAACGCACCAATTCTTTTACAGAACATCTGATCCATTGCACCATGAGCACCTGGCATCTCACCAAAGAATGCTTTACCTGCATATGATGGCGGTTGTAGTTGCGGATTCTTATACATGACTGATGGTGGAATTCGTTGACCGAGTGTTAATTCAGTAATGATACCTGATGGAGATGTGCCGCCAAGTTTTGCCATTTGCATTCCAGCAGCTAATCCAATGTTACCAGGACTTTTAACTGCATTGACAATACTTAAGATACTATTTGCTGCGGAAAGAAGTAATGCACCTTGAGTTGCAATCTTAATCATGTTTGTAGAAATATCACCTTTCTTAACAGCAGATGTTGCGATGTTTGAAATGCCTGAAACACTGTCAGTTAATCTTTGAATATCACGCACTGTTCTTGTCAATGACATAAGAGGACCAGCAATACTCATCATGCTAGAAACACCAGACATATTTATCGCAGAAACAGTTGCGCCGATGTTTGTGTTAATATTAGACATGTTACCAGAAATTGTTGGCAACTGACTCAACGCTACTTGATATGTAGCTTTACCGGGAGCTGTATCTGGTAATGAGGGTAATGCAGCAAATGCTGAAGTTAATCCTACAGTTGTTACAATGTCTGAAATAACATCTGTAATTTGACTTGTGATCATTCCAACGATTGGGAATTGACCTAGTGCTGCATTAAGCAAATTGCCGCCAACCATTGTTGCTGCACCTGCAAGATTTATTGCACCGTTAATCAATGCGGCTGTCTGTAAAGAACCAGTTAGCCCACCACTCATATTATTATAGTTACCAGAAACCATTCCAATGTTTTGTAATGTGCTATAAGGACTTGAATTATGATCCATAGCAGCAAGAGCATAGTATTTTGAACTATACTGAAAATTGACTGATGCAACACCGTTAGCAAGATATCCAATTTTATAAAGGTTTTTAATATTCAAAATTGCAATTGGTTCACGAATGATATTACGATTTTCTAATTCTCTAATACCAACAACACATGCAATATGATACATATCTAAAGGATTATCAACAGTGACTAAAATATAAAGAAAATCTTCTAATACATCATAAGGAACAATGCCAACAGATGCAAATTGTCTTGCTCGTAACTGTAGTAATTCTTTTTCTGGTTCATATAAAAAATAGTCATACACTTTAGATCTTGTTCTAGAAGATGCTGCTTTTGTTTGTGCAATATTTCTTGCAAGTGATGTAAGACCTGCAGCCATGCCGACTGCCATATTGAACGCTTTATCTTCATTTGTCAATGACTGATCACCGGCAAATCCTTTTTCCTGTAGATAACCTTTTTGTTTCAAGGCAACCATATCAGGACTTAATACAGTTTCGGATCCACCACTAGATGTTTCAGGAGGTGTTGTTTGCCCCCCAGAAAATGCATTGTTAAAATTGCTTTGTCTTTGCGCTTCAGAATCAATTTCTTTTGGTTCTGGTGCTCCTTGATCATCGAATGTCTGAACAAGATCAGGTGGCGCAGGTGTTCCAGGATTGTCTTGAATCTCGATATTAGAACTTGGTGCTTCTTCAATAACAACAGGAATACCTGTTTCTGGATACTTTGCAAAGTCTAACGATTGATTATAAGCATCAATTTCTACTTGATTAACGTTATTATCACCCATGTTATGCTAATCCCATCTTCTTAAGACCTTGAACTGCGTATGCTAGATCTAATCCATCTTTTCTTGTGTTACACTTTGGATCTTGACATGTCCATACTGTTCTTGCACCAGATTGACCTTCAGGTGCTGCTTCAATATGCATATGAACAGTTCCTGCATGATTTGCTTCTAAGAACAATCTATCAAAAGCAACATTTTCTTGAACCCATTTAGCACATTCTGATGTCTCTGCAAAATTACGAGATGATGATGCAATATCAACTGCTTTTCCTGAATAGTGTCTTGAACCGCCAGAACCAATACGAAGACAATCAGTGATCCTCATCTTGCCGCCCCATTGTCTCATGATAGGATCAAGAACGTTATATGAAAGATGAGCAACATTCTTTAAGATTTCAGCTCTTGACAATCCGTTGTTTGTTGCACCACATCTCATCAGACCTGGTAACATACCAACAGTCACAACACGAGATAGTTTGTCATTAGCATTTTGAACTGATGCAGGAAGCGGTGACGGATTCTTTTCACCTTTTTGATTATTGTTTGATCCTTCATAATCCTTGTTTGAAGAATCAGGAATTGCTCCTGCTGACTCACCCATCTTTGTTGGTGAACCTGCACCCTGGTTTGGTTGTGCTCTTGCTTTTGCACGTGGGTTTGGTGTGCCGCCTTCGTTCTCATAGCGAGACATTTCTTCAGCGTTCATTTTCTTTGCATTGAGCGGGAAGTCGGGTGCTTCAACTTCTGTTGTCATAGTGTTTAAAATTGTATTTGCGTCTGGGAATTCAGCAGCCTTCGGTGATATAATAGTTGGTGTTGCACGAGGATCGGTTATCTCAACCGTTGTTGGTCCTGCAGGAGATGCAGCAGATGTAGGACTATCTCCAGTAGGAGTAGATGTTTGACCTGCCAATGCCTTAATAAGAGGTGTAGATGTATGAATATTTGTTGTACCATCTAAATGTACTGAAGGAGCAATAACATAAGTAGTTGTTGTTCCTTGCAATGTTGTATTTTTGCCTTTAATGTCAAATTTTTCTGTAGCATTAAGAGAAACGTTTGCAGAGTATATTTGCAAATCAGTTGTGCCTGACAAAAACATCTGTGCTGCTCTCAAATCAATCTGACCTGATACATCAAAGTGTAAACTGCCAGGTGAACTAATGATGGCATTACCTTTTGTTCTGAAAGCAATATTTTGATTTGACTCGAGTGTTGTGTCTTCTTTAGAAACTGTATAAATTGATTTTTGTGAAGAAATATGCAAATCATCTTTTGCTAATAGATTTAAACTACCTGTGTCAACTTCAAATGCAGATGCTTCCTTTGCCTGAATATCAATTGCACGCTGTGAGTTTAGTTTCATATCATCATTAGCACGAACTTCAAATGTCTTACCTGTGTCAAAGCGTGTCTGTCCAACAACCTGTGTTCTCAAGTCACCAGCAATCGTTGTTCTTTTGATGCCACCTACTGTTTCAACAAGATCTTTAGTTGCTTCAAAGTTTAGTGTACCGTCAGATGAAAATGTTGTTGCACCATCAACATTGAGAACATAGTCACCACCAACGTCCATATATAGATGTCCGCCAACATTGAATTCAAGATTGCCTT